TCAATTACAATGCCTTTAAACTCTTCCTTGGAGCTCAGTATAACTAGTAAAACTAAATTACTAGTCATATGTACTACTAAATTTCCTTGACTAAAAATATCATGCTCTACCACTTTTTTTCTATTTACTGATACTTTCATTGTTTTAATTTTTATTTATTTGTAAAAAAAGGATTTCATACCCGTAGCCGTTAGCTACAACACTTGGTCATAGGTCTTAACAAAAATATCATGCTTACAAGAATAATGATTTATTAAATTAGGTTCTGTAATAATCCAATCACCTTCAACTACTTTAGTTTCTTGGTTGTTTATTGTTGTAACTTGTCCAACCCAAGAGTGTATTTCCCTTCTTTCTTTATTATATGACCCCCTTGTCATTTGTAATCCTTTAGGGTATTGCCCATCGTCAAACAGTACGTTTTCTAATAAACTTTTTGTTATTTGGTATGCTTCTACCTCAATTGGTTTTTTTGTAAATTTCATAATTTTATAATTTAATTATTTTATTCTGTCTCCTATAATAATGCTTTTGTGAAGCATTCGTAAACAAACCTGTTGTACGCAATTTAAGAAAGGTCTGCACTCTTATAATCAGAAGGCTCAAACCCGTTGTTCCATAAGAACAAACTACCTTTTTTTTAATACAGTTCCATTATCTCGATGTTTACATTTAAACTTTCTTTTTTGAATTTTACTTTCACATTTTAATCCATCTGAATTAATAAAGTAGACTAAGTCGCCTTCTTTTATTTCTTTTCCATTGTAAAGTCTTGTTTTTTTAAATAATCCGAACATAATAAACTGCGCACAACATTGTATGTAAATTAGTGGTGTTATACGTCTTTTTAACCACTTTTAGCTGTTTAATTTAGTTTAAGCTTATTGGCAATATTTTAGCTATTAATCGCCCACTGCTTCGTTTATCATCGGAATGATATCTTTTAATCTTTTTGCGTGAAAATCAGCATTCCCAGTTTCGTTATTAACAGCTTCCCACCAAATACATTTGTAAGGTGTGTGGTAACCGTGATTCCATATAGTGTAACCTCGATAAAAACGGCTGCTAACAGTACCTATATTTTGTGGTTTATTCGAGTTCATAAGTTTGTATTTAATTATTAATTCGCTAACTGTATCGCCTTCATGTCTCAGGTGTAGTTACGTAGACGGTTATCAATATTTCGCTTTTATCCTTAATTGAATAAACAAATGTAGTTATTAATATCGGATATATGAAATATTTATAGTTAACGTTGTCTAAAGTTTTCTCTGATAATACTTTTGTTTGCCATATGGACCAAATACTTTAGTGGAAGACACATGCTCCCAGTCGTCTAAACTCCGCAGAATATCATTAATCTCACGGGTCTTATACCGGTCCATATCTTCTTTCTCTTTGCCTAAGCACTCGCACCATACTTCTGCAACGCATATAAAATCACGCTCCTTGGTTCCTCTTGCGCTTAACTCATCTTGTAAATAACTTCTACGTTCGTATACATCGCGGTGCTCCCAGTTGTCTGGCAAAGATACGTTTATGAACTCTTCTATAATTCCAGTACGCTCATCAATTTCACTGTGTTTCTTTTGCTCAACTTCGGCCGTTTTCTCAGCTTCTGTGCTAAGGTATAGTGGCTCACCTTTTTTGAACAAGTCTACGGCTTCTGCCCATACTTGGTCAATAGTTTCTTTACATTCCATAAACTCAATGAGCTCTTTGTTATCCCTAACGCGTAGACTGTGTATAGTTACAGGCATGAATCTTCTGTTACCGCTAGCATCTTTTAGGAATGCGCTTTGGTTAGTTGTTGCAACAAATACGCACTGCCTCTTATATGTCTCAGAAGTTCTAGCGTATGCTGGTCTAAACATATCTTCTTGCTTTGATACAAAGTGCTTAGTTGCTTCAACATCAGCTTTTCTAATTCCTGCTAGCTCAGCCATTTCTATTATCCAAGCTCCTTGTATTTGCTCTAGCGCTTCTTTGCCCTGTACAGTCATAAACGTATCAGAGAACCATTCCTGGCCCAAGGCTTTAAAGAACGAACTTTTACCCGTTCCCTGGGCCTGGCTTATAAGAGTTAACACTAAATCAAATTTAATACCTGGTTTAAATATCCTTGCCACAGCCCCAACCATCATCTTTCGGAAAGCTTCTCGTACATAGAGCGAATCTAAGGCCCCGAAATACTTTATAAGTACTTCGTCCAACCTAGGTGTTTCATCCCAACTGAGACTACGTAGGTAGTCCTGGACAGGGTGAAACGAATGCTTTTGAAACTCTAATGCGATTGCATCATCTATTTTTAGATTTCCGGTTATGCCATATAAGCTTTCGATGTAATTTCTAATTCCGCTAAAGTCTACGTTTTTAACAGGCTCTGGTGTAGGAATTTTTCTCCACGGCATGTTGCCAAACACATAGCTCTTACCGTCAAATAGGTTCTGCTTGAATAAACCTTTCAGCCGTATGTCATTTGCAAATATAAGATTTATATTAACCGCTGTGGATAGGTAGTCGCTTTTACCATTCACTTCCATTTCCTTCATCCAGTCAACATCATCATTATCAATCTCTAAATCATCTGCAAAGTCATACTTAGCATTTGCTAAGTTTTCTACAGCTATTACTTTTTTAACATCAGCATCTTTGCGGATAAATTCAACCATACTTTTGTAGCTCTTGGCTGCTCGGCCTGATTGATTATCTTCGTCTTGGTGACCAAACTTGTGTATACGCACTAAGTCAAAAGCATTACACAGTTTTCCACCGCACGGGTCTGTGCCATGATGTGAGAACGCAAACTTGTCGTCATAAAGCATCATACCAGCTGCAGTGGTTCCTTTTGTATATGTATAGCGTCCATTATTTACACTCACGTATTCATCTGGTAGGAATTTTGCTATAGCTTCTGTTATGGAATAGGTCCTACAGAACGTTCCTATTATACCTTTCTTGCTTTCTGGGTCTTCTTGCTTTTCAGCATTTGTTTTTATACCTTGTATCTGCTTCTCTGCTGTTGGCCACAAACTAGAGTCTGTCCAGTCTATATAGCTCGCAAGTACTTCATCTGCGTCAATCCACTTGCCATCTTGAAATTTAAAGTAGTAGTCAATATCTTTTGGGTTGCTGGGCCAAAACATTAACCTATTTGTTTCAAAAGTTGTATTATCAAATAATTCAATATTTAGCATACCAGCCACTTGTCTGGCTATAGCAACGTATTCATCTGGTGTTACTTCTCGGCTGAGTGGTATTAGCAATCTGAAACGTGGGCTGCTTTCGTGGTGTGAGTGTGTTGCGTGAAGTACTGCGGCATTGTCAAACTGCATTTGAAAATCAGACCAAAATTCACCGTGTGCAAAATCAATGTCAAGTGTTAATAACTGCTTGTGCATTACATTCTGTGGATTTCTTTTTCCACCACGTAAATATCCGCCCACGTAGCCCCCGGCGTCTTTTATCTTTGATTGCTCTTCTTTACTTGCTGCTCTATACTCTTTAAAAGTTTCAGTGGTTTTATGTTCCTCTGAAAGTCTCTGCACAAATTCAGACCAGTTGAACTTAGTGTTTTTCCACACTTTGGACCGTACCGAAAGTCCTACGGCAATGTCTATTTTTCCGTCAAATTTCATTTTTAATCTTTTTTGTAAAAAGGTGTTACAAACCCGTCTGCTGTTAATATTAAATCTTCTGCCCAGTCTAATCTTTCAGCCATTATATCATATATTTTATCTAACTCAACTTCGGCATTAGCTGTTGGCGTTTCTACTATAACTTCATCATGCACGTGCATAACTATGGCATGGCCTGCTTTGTCTAGCCGTAGCATTGAAACACCTAGCGCATCTCGTGCGATAGCTTGTGTTATATTCTCTACAAACTTACCGCCATAGGATTCTACCCAGCCCCATTTTTTGGTATCGGGATCAGGCCCCTGGTACTTCACTGAAGGTCTCCCCCACTTATTTGTTGTAATGGTTGGTGTTTGATATATAAGCTTCCGACCCGAAGGTAGTTTAATTGTTAGAGCTTTCTGCTCTATTCTGAAAGTTAAATTTTTATATTTTTCTAATACTACTGTTTTTCCTGTGCGAACTGTCTGAATAACTGCTTTATCAACTGCTGCCCAGAGCCGTACAATTTCAGGGTTATTACTACGCCACAAAACTACAATGTGTTTCATTTCTGCTTCTGATAAACCCATTGCTTCACCACCCATCTGCTTCATAGCTCCTATAGCTCCTTGGTAGCCTAAAGCTAATTCAGATATTTTACCTTTCCTACGCATTTCGCTGTCTACGGCTGCAATTGGTATGTTATACATCATTGCTGCAGAGGCTTCATATATCTTGCCATGTGTAGCAAATATCTTTAGTCTCCACTTTTCATCAGCTAACCATGATAGAATCCGGGCCTCTATTGCTGAGAAGTCTGCAATTGCAAGGGTGTGACCCTCTTTAGCTATCAGTGCCGTCCGTATAAGCTGTGATAGTACATCTGCAACGTTATCATACAACATTGTTACTAGATTATAATTACCCCTAGATATGTAGTCTCTTGCTACTTCTATGTTTTTGATGTAGTTTCTTGGCAGGTTTTGTAGCTGTATTAGGCGCCCAGCCCATCGTCCCGTTCTACTAGCACCGTAGAATTGGAAAAGACCGTGGGCCCGACCATCTTCCGTTGTGCAATTTTGCATTGCTAAGTATTTTTTTACGCTTGTTTTAGAAGCTTGTTGCCTTAGCATTAGTACTTCTTTTATATCACCCGAATTAGGCACCAAGTCAGCGGCTTCTAGTAGTTTAGGAATCTCGGCTTTAGCAAGTGATTTGACTTCTTTCTGCATTGCGGTTCCTAACCACTCGCATAGCTGCTTGGCGCTATTCGGGTTTGCTAGTTTAGTTATTTTTTTCATTTTAGCAATCAGTATTGGTTTGTTAAAGCCGTTTAATCTGACTGCATTATCGGACATATTAGTGTCAACTAATATTCCACGATCATTTATTTTTTGGTCTAACATATACAACTCACGTTCGCTATCTGGGAGTGTGAAGGTGTCCAGTAATACGCCAATTTCTCGCTCAGCTTCCACGTCGTTGATACAGTAAACTTTGAACTCTTCCCAGCCGGCCAAGTCGTGGTGTGGCAAATTTCTTTCTCTTTGGTCATTTGCTATCGTTGGTTTACAGGGTATGCAAAAATATCTTATTAGGGCACTACCTGTTTTTAACTTTCCTTTGTCACCTAGCTTCATTGCATCAGAGATAGCCTGTAAGCCTAGTGGGTACCCGCAGTAGCCTGCTTTGATTGCTGAGCAATGCCACTCTTGTATCGGTACATCAATTCCTATTGCTTTAAAAGCTCTGCGTTCAAATGTTGCATTATGCGCATGCTTTTCTACTTTAGGGTCATACATTGCATCAATAAATGCCGTGGGTATTTTTTCACCTTGCGCTACATCAATTATTATTACGGGCTCATTGTTGAATGCGTACGCTAGTAAAGTTATCTCAAAGTCAAGTGACTCACAATATTTGTAGACACCCGCGGTCCTAATATCCACTGAGCTATAAGTCTCAACATCAATGTGTAGTTGTATCATTTTGTATCATTTTGTTAGGAGAAAGGAGTGGATTCGAACCACTGTACTTGGCGTATAACTCCAATGCTTTTACCACTAAGCTACCGATCTCTAAGAGGGTGGAATCCAGTTCCTTATCACTCGTCATGCAATATGACATAACCTCTATGCTAATTTTTATTTTAGTAGCTGGGACAGGAGTCGAACCTGTAAGCTGTTTGTCGCCAGTCTTGAGGATTTCCAACCTCCCTGCATCTACCATTTCTGCTACCCAACTAACAGCACCATTTTACAGCTGGTTGCTTTTACTATCCTCGTAGTCGAGAAGTGAATCTCAAAGCCGCTTGTAACCAAGCTAAGTGCTAGCTAGGAGAATCGAACTCCTATGACACCTTTAATTATTATGTCTGCTAGCTCCATTTCTACATTAAGTCGTTAGCATCATCTGGCGCGCCAAAATCATCAGTAGCTGATGTTCTTGCACCACCTAGTTTTTCGCCGTCTTCTGTTTTCTGCACGTTGTTTAGACCTGCTGCTACACCTTTGTTTCCTGCTACGTTGAAAGCAAAGAAATTAACTGAAGCTCTACCATAACATCCGCTATAGAACTCTTCTGGGTCAGTGATCTCTTTTTTATACTGGTCTATAACACCAGGTTTTCTGTTTGCATTTGCGTTAACAAACATGCAATTTTCGTAGCTTTCATCATCTGGTCTTTCTTTGTCACCGTCTCTTAACGGGTTCTTGAAAACTTTTGGTACTTTGCCGCCAAATTTTGCTTTGCCTTCTTCAAGTGCTGTTTGAATCGCTTCTTCGATTTCTTTAATAAGTTTTTTGTTCTCTTTTGGAATAATAAGTGAGACACTGTATTTTTTTTCCATACCCTCTTCCATTGCGGAAGGTTCGAAAACATGCACATAACTAAATCTAACATTGTCGTTAAGACCTGTAATTACTCTTGTTGTTGCCATAGTTGGTAAACTTTTTAATTATTAATAAATTTGATAATACGAATATAGGTATAACTTTCGAGATATAAAAATATAAACTGTTAATAAATCGAAAATTATTTTTAGCGTTATTTTTGCAGAATATGTATTATTCTGAGAAGTCATCTACTGCTTGTTCGATACCTATAGCTGGGCGTTTGTCTGCTTCTTCTGCTAATATTGGCGCACCCGCGGGCTTTATAACATATTCCCCAAGTAACCCACCAAATTCACTTTTGCCAACTAGTTTTTCAATTGCGCCTATACCGTTTAACTTAGTAGTAGTATAAGCATTCTCATTGAAGCCTTTAGTTTCTAACGTTTTAATAATAGCAGGCTCGTTGCTCCACTTACGCCTAGCTGTGCCTTCTACAAGTTTATAGCCTTTCCATTTTTTACCAGCTATTGCTTCGTTTTTAATATACTCAGCTACTGCACTAACCCAGTCAACTAGCATAGGTTGTTGCTTGTATACGTCTAGCAATTGATCGTCTGTCAACAAATATGGATCTGCAAATTCATGTTTAGCTAACTCTACGTTTTGCGCGGCTAATGTAGCGCACATAGGTTTTACTTTACACCACTTGCACCATGAACCAGCTTTCTGTACGCCATCACCTACATACGCCATCGCGGCTTTAGGTTTAACAATACTTTCAGCCCAGTCTATTAAATCTAATACCGATATATCCCAGGTTGATATGTGATTGAGTCTAGGTTGCACAATAGTTAAGCGAATAGTGTCAATATCAAACAGCAAATCGGTTGCCCTTAGCGCACCAATTCCATACAACATTAATTGCGCGTTCTCATCAGCGTCTACGCGTATACCTTTTCCATATTTAAGGTCAATAACGTGCATAAGCCTATCCGCTATAATCGTAGAGTCACCTGTTCCAAAACCACCTTCGACTATGTGTGAGTAGTCTAAGCGTTTTTCAACCATTAATACAGCGCCAGGTGTTTCACGTTTTGCGGCATTAAACTCTTCAAGCACGTAAGTTGTGTACTTATCAACTTCCTCTTCCATTTCATCTGTGTAAAGAGGTGACTTTTGAAGCTTTTTAACTTCTGTGTTGTAAACGCGTTTGGTTATTTCTTTATTACTTAAGCGCAGAGCTAAGTCTCCAAACTCGTGGGCTAAGGTTCCTTCTTGTGCATACACAGAGCTTTTAGACTCTGCAAACTTCTCTTCCAGCCTAGCACTAGGTGTGCAATTTATCCACCGCGTGGCTCCTGAGGCCGATAAGAGCGCGTGTTTGCGGTTTGTGTGGTTTACGTTAGCCATATTATAAAGCTTCTAAAAAATTCCAGAACTCAGTGTATTTTTCTTCACTAAGCTTTGTTACATTTGCTGCTCCAAGTTCTTTTAATTTAGCTTTCATTTCATTTCTGTGTGTTGCCGCTTTCTTAGCTACCGCTGCTCTCACGTCATTAATACTTACGTCTTTATTGGCGTCCACTGGAGCTTTGGTTTTTTCCTCTTTCGGGCTTTGGCTTTTTGTTTTTGGAACTGCTTTATCCTCTGTTTCTTTAACTCCTTTGGGCGGCTTTTCATAGTCTATTTTGTTTTCATTTACTATTACTTCAAAAAGATTGTCAAGTGCTGCTTTCTGACTTGCGTTTGATAAGTCAACCCTAATTGTTACTTTCGCTGTTGTTTTCATAAAATAATTTTGTTAATAAGTTCTAAGTAATCGTTGAGCGGTGTTGCTCCAGTGTGTATCACTGATTCGTGGACGAGAGAGTCATTATCAAATACACGCGTTATACTTGTGTCCACGTCAAGAATTGCTTTATAGCGCCCATTTGTGAAAATGACTTGCCTATTTTTGTGTGAGGGTTTCCAGCTTCCTCTATTATACAAGCTATCAATACTTACGCCAATTATGTGCGCAAATTTGCGTAGTTGCATAGAATCTAAATACGTATCACCTGACATGACACGATTTAATGCTAGACGCGGAAACTTATTACCTGGAAATAGCTGCTTAGCTATCTCGTTGGGATTAAGTCCATTGTCTGCGATGATCTGCTTTACGTTAACTTCTTTCATTTCATTTCTTAATTTTATAATGATACGAATGTAAGAAAAACTTTTGATATAAAAAAATATTTAACTTTCTTTATTATATAGTACCTCCAAAGGTGGTTGGGTCTAATTCACGCTGCATGTCATTGTCTACAGTTTCTGTTGTTAGAATTATCATATCTGCGCCTGTTAACTTAAACAGCGCTTGTCTAAAATCTTCTAAGTTTTTTGTTATTACATCTATTTGGACACCAAAAGGCTTTTTACCTGTCCTTACTATTTGCGCTTGTAATACTCGTGTCATATACACTTTAGTTTAAGTTGTTTTGGGTAATTCAAAGATAGTAATTTTATCCGAATTAAAAAATTAATTTGGTTTTTTTATTAAAATAAGTTTCTGTGTATTGTGGAGAAACAATAAAAATAATCATTGTTTCTCGGGTAACTTATTAAGGTTCAAAGCTTTACGCCTCATTTTAGACCCGGAGAAACAATAGAAACAATAATTCCCATATAACCCTAAAGGTGTTTATTCAATATTTCTATATAATATATCCTTTATTAAAGATGTTCTATATTATTGTTTCTATTGTTTCTCGGCAGCCCTAACCTAGTATTGCATTCGGATTCTGAGTAAACAATGTATTGTTTCTATTGTTTCTCATTGTTTCTCAGTAGGTCCATAATTGCCTCGGAGGGTTGGTTTTACTAAAGTCCGCGTGAATAAATGTCTTAGCAATTCCTTTTCTAGTGCAACCTTCTCTATTAAGCGCATCATCTATTTTGTACCGGTTTTTGCTAGTATTGCATTTGAAGTCTAATGCAACACCTTCAGTATGCGCGCCTGTGCCTGATCTACCTTTTGATCTATCCCAGGCAGGTGTACGGTAGGCTGAGTTTATAACCAAAGGTATTCCAGCATATTCTCGCACCCTGTCAAACCGAGTCATTGCTTCCTGGTCCATATCTTGCAAGGAGCAAGATGGAACGCATCGATTAAATTCTATCTCGCTGAAGTATATTGATGTTACCATTTTGAATGTGGTTAAAAAGTGTTTTCTTGTAATACTGGATCTTCTCTTTAAGTTCTGCGCAAGGCTTAACTTTGTATTCATGTTCGAAGCGCTTTATATCGCGTTCTAGTATCTCTCTCTTTCTCATATGTATTTGAACCAATCAAAAGCTTTTCTGTAGATTAGATAATCTAAGTTATCTTCGTTTTCGTAAGCCTCTATTTCAAAACCCATATTTCTATAAGCTTTATTTTTTGACTTGTACTTTATAAGTTTTACAAGCCACTCAATTGAGTACCATGCGTAAAAACCAAGTAGGGTAGCAAGTAGTGTTACCCACCACAATCCCATAAATAGCAGGGGTGCGGATAAGCAAAACGAAACAATCATTGACTCCTCTATTTGCGCGGAATGAATCCTCTCATGGTTCATGTTAACATCATCTATTTCAGCGTCACCCCTCACAAAGAGCACTCCAAATAAGTTAATAGCTTCATAGTTGCCAAATGGTATGTAATTCTGTCTAATTATTTTCATTAAAATATGTATTTTACACCAAATGAATGGTAATTTTTGTAAAGATAGTCAAAATTTTGGTTAAGTAGCTTAATATTGTATTTATATTCTAAGGCCCAATTGTCATATATAAAACCGCCACCCAGCCCACCATAACCAAGAGTATTATACTCAATCGAGGCAAAGATTTTAAAGGATTTTACTAGTTCTCTAGTCTCAACCGTTTTAAAGCCCGTATAAGCATAGTCAAATTTTGTTAGGTTATTCTGAGCAACAGACAAAGAAACATCAAGACGGCCCTCCGATTGATTATCAAAGACGTTAAATACATATCTATTCTCCTCTAAATAGTTTTGAATTATTTGCGCGGTATCAACCACCTGTACAACCACTCTTCCAGTATCTACATATAGCGTATCAGTGCGAAGTGGTAGGTGCACATCTTTAGCCACCCCTGTAAAAATAGGTGGCGGTACAGTAATACTGCCCTCAACTTTAGGTAGTGGAAATACTTCGGTTGAAGTAGTCACCATTGTTTTTCGCCCTATCCATATTCCAGTCAGTAAAGCTACCACTAGAATTGTTATATAAATTGTATTCTTCATTGCGTCTTTTTATTAGTCCGGGTAGCTTTATATTGTTAGCATACACCCATTTTTTTAGCTCCTCTGGATCTAAAGTACTTGCAAATGTTGATTGACTGAATTTATATATACCAACATTGAAAGCAAAAGAGCAAACAGCATCAAATTGATTTTGCGTTAACTCTATACCCATTGCATTTATATGCTGCTCTACGTGCTCCAGGTCGTCTGCAAGTAGTTCCTCTGCCTGCTCCATTGTTATTCTATTAAGCGACTGCGTTTGGTGGCCATACCCTATTGTTTTAAACCCTGCTGGACATTTGTAACTTTTGAGGCGCAAACCCTCATATCGCTTAATAAGATTAATACCTCTCAAGCTCACAGTATGAGAGGAGAAATTATATTTAGTATTATTGCCTAAACCCACGGGGGCCAAAACAGGCAAAGCGGGTGTAAAACTCAACAAAATACTAATTAAAACATATATATATTTCATTGTTTTTGATTATCTAAAATTTCATTTGTATTTTCTTTAATCACATCTATTTTATGATTAAGAATATCCTCCACAGATTCTTTGTCTATCTCTAGTTTCTTGCTGATTTCAGAACTCAAAAATTTCTTAAAAAGTTTTAAAAAAGGGAAATTAGGGTAGAGGATTAAAGCATTAGCTGCAATGCTCCACATTTCTACCCCTGCCATAATCGCAAAAATAAATTTAGATGAAAAACACGTACCATCACCATCTATAACAGCAGTCTCAATTATATAAAACAGACTAATGAAAAAAACATAAAAAAACAATTTTAAAAGGCTATTTTTAGCCTTGTTACTCAAAAACCCCTCTTTAGATTCACCCTCTCTCTTTCCATTCAAAGATACTGTAAAGCCTAATGCTAAGTCTATAACTGTTAAACCTAGAATAATGTATATCATAAAGCCAATTGGGGCAAAGAAAGACCCTAAAAAAACGATCATAGTCGCCCATATCCCCCCAGAGGTGTTTAATAATGCAATTGATTGTGTTGCTATATTATTCCACACCCCTACTATATTGTTAATCATATTTTCACCTATTTTTTGCCGTGTCATTTAAAAATGTCCTTCCTATTTATTCAAACACCTCGTTATACGCTTCATTGACTGCTACAATGATTTCCTGCTCTGTCACAAAATCTTTGATTTCATCTTTAGTTGCAAAGTTTTCTGTATCTATTGGGTTTTGCGCCTATAATCGAAAAATCAAAAAGTACACAAATATAAAACAAATTGTACAATAAAAGAGAGAGCTACACTATAATAGCTATCCTTTATGGCATGGATGTTCTTTTCAGCATCTACTTCTATAACCTCGCTCACCGTGCCCACCCGCGATGGATAGATATCGCTTGCATCAAGGCTATCTTCAGCGGCGTTGCTATTTCCCATCCGAGTAACGGACATGCCGTGTTGGTCGGTGTGGTAAGTTTTCCCCTCGTGAACCAATGTCCCCGACTTAGGCAATAGCAGCGTGGCACTGCCATAGGTACTATAATCTATATTGCGCTCACCGCCCTGAACAAACAATATCCCAACAGGCTGTTTATCTCCTTCGTTGTATCTGCCCACACCAGGCAAAAATCCATTTCCTTTTCCGTAACTCAACGGTAGAGGATCGCTTTTGAACTTCTCAACCTTGCGCAGGTTTATCCGTTTGCCCTCAAACTCAAATTCTGTGTCCCACTCCTGGGCTAATCTGCCCAACACATCAGTGCAAAATTCGTGGTTGAAGCTAATTGTTTTAGCAGGAGCATCCAAACATGCACCCACCGTCCAACCGCCTGCGGGATCATTCTCATTCAGGCACGCCACCAATGTTGTTAAGAATGTAACTGGCTTGGCCGCCAACACAAACTTAAGTCTATATGGCTTTGCTAAGATATCTTTGAACTTCACAAACTTCAAGAACTCGCGCCACCCATGCATGGTAACAGTATACTCATGCTCACGAGTGCTGTGCTTCTTAAATTCAGAAGGTCGCCAAAGCGTATATCGCTGCCCCTCGTAATCGCAATATGCATATTTGGGAATAGCCACGCTTTCGGGTAGCGAAAAGCTGAGGGTTAGGCTGTCGCCTTGCATTATGGAGCGGTAGCGAACACTGCTGTCATCTACTTGTATATCGATTATCTCTGTACCTGAACTGCTGTATATTTTCATTTTATTATCCTGCTTTACTTAAACACAAACCCATGCTCATTTTCAATTCTAGCCTTAAATGGCAAGTTCTCTTCCGTCACCTGTCTAATCTGATCAATCAAGTAGCGATAGCTACCCCACATTACATAATCTTTGCCTTTAACCTCTAGTTGCAAGTATAAGCACTCACACCTATTAGGGTCTTCTTGGTTTTTCATTTTCGATGCCTCAATCTTATAATCCTTAACGATTATCTCATCACCCTCTATTTTCTCAATGCGAATGCGATCACCAGTGAATCGGCGCGTGAGTGTTACGCCCATTTCGCTAAAACTCTTCATCTACTTGTCTTTTTACTTCTTTCACAAAGTTGTTGAACAATAAAAAATCAGGGTCTTGGCTGTCCACTATCCCTTTTCGAATAGCGGCTTCGCTAGCTCCGTCCGGATAGTTTTGCCGCACAGCTTCATTAATAATCCTGTCACGTGTGACGGGTTTATCAAGCGTGAACTGTTGCCCTGCGATAAATTGGATTCTAACACCCAACTCCTCGTCTTCTATTGTCTCTTCTCTTATGAAGAGGTTGATATACGCTCGGCCAGTACCTAAGTCATGCACTAGTTGTTTCTGCTCTATAGCCACGTTTTTTTGCATAATTATTTTTATTTGTTACTTTATGAATTAAATGTTTAGAATCACACCATTTCAGCATGCCCATATATGATGCTACCGATTTGGGGTTGTGCCTATTTTTTATGAATTTCTTTTTAGTCCCTTTTCTTATCAACACATGCGTTTTGTGGTGGATATATCCGCAAAAATCAAGCGGACGCTTTTCAATATTAAACACAAGTGCGTAACGTACATCTAGTTTTAATGTGTAAAATAGCATTTGCCTTATCCGCCAAGATGCGTTTACTAGGAATTTTTTGTCTGTGTGCAGCAAAATAAAGTCATCGGCAAAGCGATAATAATGTTTTACTTTTAGTTCTTCACGCACAAATCTGTCAATTGGTGACAAATAGAGCGTTGAGATAANAGTTGAGAGCAACATGCCTATAAGCACTCTGTCGTGAGAATCTAACATCTCTTGAATTGCCCACAGCAGCGTTTTGTCTTTTATGAGATTGCGTAATTGTTGCATTACAATCTCGGGGTCGATAGAATCGTAAAACTTCACAATATCAAACTTTGCTAAATACAATGGTGCATCTCCCCAACGCCTTATTATCTTGCGTGCATTGCGCGTGAGCTCATGCACACCTCTATCGTAACTATAAACGCTATCCGTGAACACCTTTGCGCATCGCTCTTGTATCATAATGTAAGTTGCGAAATGCAGTATTCTATCCGGATAAAATGGGACGGTGCATATCTTGCGCTGCTTGCCTCCAGTGATCATATACTTTATGCGTACCTCTGACGACACGAAGGTGTCATCCTTCACGGCATCGCTTATTTTCATCAGTGCTTTTCTGCGCAATTCAGCGGTGTTGTAAGTTTTCAGAAAAGACTTTATATCTCTTCGCTTATTCTCTTTGCCATAGCGCGCCATCTTCTCGGCCTTGTCAAATGTTTCGTAAGACAAAAACTGCTCTGTAACGCCTCCTACTCTTTTCATTTTATTTTTCCTATTTTTTATTTTTGTCTGTGATCCGTGAAAATCCGCCCGGCTAACTTTCGCATACTACTACTAATAAACCATCTGTGGGACTCTATGTCATGTTTCGCCATTCTAGCGAGGCTCCTATCCTTTTTTAGACTTATTTATTTTTTTTACAATTTATGTTACACGTTATCCGCCGCCGATGTTCGCGTTCGAGTTCGAAGGCCCGTTGTTCGAATTCGAAGAGCCGAGAGCGCAGTTCGAACCGTTGTTCAGGTTCGCACCAACTA